AAGCAAGAAGTAGTGCCTTCTGGCTTGACGCAAGTGATTGACTTGCTAGGATTAATACCCAACTTCTCTGCCCATTTGAGATTTGTAGCCGTTGCATGGTCACGTAAATTCTCAAGAAGTCGAACTAATTTTGGCTTACCTTCAAGACCACTGGTAAGTTTATTATCAAAAATTCCTGTCATGGAAACACCAAGCAATCTTTCCTCTTCACAGTTCTTCTTCCACTCAGGACGAAGATAAGGAAATTTCACAAAAGTAGATTGCACAGTCCCAATAATAGTAGCAATTTCAATCTTCTTCTTTAGGCTTGCTGCAGTATCGTCTATACGAACTACCACCGTTGAAAGATTGCAAAATTCAAAGGGTCTTAGAATAATTTCTGCACATGGATTGGTACCATATTCGCAGTTTTCATCCCGTCCCCACTTCGCTGCTTGCTCCTGTAGAGCCCTACGATTGATCATGCCGCGTTCTCCGCTGTGGGAGTTGTACAGAGAGGTCCACTCCTCAAGAAACTGTCCCATGGGGGGTCTACCACGATAAACTGCTGAATTATTAGCGTAAGACCGGAATCCGGCTTGTTCCCACCATGCACCACTCTTGCACATAGCAATTTCACGGTCTCCCAGGTCACTTAGAGAGATCATAGCGGATCTACGGACTCCACCCACGATTACGGCATTCGCAATGGCACAGCAGGTGTCATGGCATTCTAAAGCAGAAAGTTTGCGTCCCTGTGCATTGTAGAAGACCTTGACCAAAAATTTGAATAAATTGTCTAATGGAGCAGGACCAGAAGCACGACCACCAAAAGTCTTAAGTCGTGTACCAGAGGCTCTAACCTTTGACAAGTCCCATTTAGGGTGCTTACCAGCATATAGGTCATTGAATAGTGTTTTAAGCGAATCGCCCCAACCTTCCTTCGAATCTTCTACAACAATCACCTTATCAAAATTCTTTACAATCTTGTTAGCAACAGTTGGAAGTTTATCGGTATATTGACGCTCTACAGAATACCCAGTACCAGTACCATTCATAAGAATGACAAAGAGTTCTGCAAAAGATTCAACAGAATCAATTGGAAGATACGAGCAGTTATACAAACAAGTATTATCGTGGTCAAGAGCAATACCTGCAGTCATCAAACTTCTCATTGAAGGAAGAACTTCAAGATTTAAAATTGCTTCTTTGACATCGGGTCTCTCACTAAGAGACGGAACTTTATCGGTGAAATAATTCCACCAACGGTCTACACATTCGTCCCAACTCTCACGGCGATTCTGTGAAGGGAGCCAACGAGAATAACGAGAAATAAAAATAAAAGATTGAAACGGTGTTAAAGCATCTGCCATATAATGAACTCCTAGTGGGTGTTTTATTTAGTTGTTAGAGTATGCCATGAAACTGGGAAACGGGGAGCAATTAATTTGTCAATTGCTTTAGCAAATTCTTGCACTTCCCATTGGGCATGTGTGTCAATACGAAGATTATAAACTCTTGCAAATGCATAGAGTGAACCGGTCCATACGAATTCTGTGTATGTACCCTGTGGTAAAATTGATCGTGCTTGTTCTGGTGCAACACCATCTGCTAATAGACGGTTATATAAATCCAAACATTCTTTTGCAACACCAGAATATTCTTGACGTAATTTAATACACGTATCAAGATTTTCAATAGCACCACTGCTGCCTTGCTTTGCTCCATTGGTTGGAGCATTTCTCCATAGAGGTACATAGATCTCTGGTTCAAAGGTAACATAGCGACGACTTACTTCATTCATGACAAGACCAACTTGATGTTTACCAAGTTGTGCACGAACAAAGATAGGGCACTTAATACGAAGACTAATCTGTGGATGGCAGAATGGTGTAAAGTGATTATGTTTTGCAAGATATGTAATTAACTTTACATCTCTATCTAGTAGATAAGATTCGTATGGTTCTTCTTTACCTGGACGAGGAGTGTGATCTTCCATTGTTCCATAGACACTCTTTTTATTAAAGGATACTCTTGCGGCATCCACTACAGATAAATCGTTACCCATGTAATCAATAAGCTGTACATGTCCATGATCAAGTACTGAAAGGTTAGTCTGCTCCGGAAACGTTGGTACTGTCTGTGTCATCTTCTTCATCCTCATCTATATCTACAAGTTCAACTCTTACGCCATCAATCTTTGTAAAGTCCGCTGCATATTCTCTTGCACGACCCCATAGTTCGGGATCCATTTCTTTTACATACTCACCAAATCTTTGGACAAAGGTGATGTACGCTTCACTAGCCTTTAAAATATCTTCTTCAGATAATTTGTCGTTTTCATCTTCCATTTAAACCTTCTTCCAGTAAGTATACTTTACTTTTGCTTTAAGTCCAGAATAAACATTGTTGATTATCAGTTTCATGGTCATTGATTCACCGAATGCTAGAACCATGTCGTTAATATCTTTTTTATCAATTTCATTAGGCCAAATTACTACATTTCTTCCAGCCTCAATGTACTTTCCAATCAAGTGAACAATTTCTACATTTCTTGGTTCGTTATCAAATATAAACACAACCTTTGATTTGGAGATCTTCTTAGGAAGATCTTCTAACCACCCTGCACCCTGCATTGAAATTCCATTTGGAATAAACATGGAATCAATCGGACCTTCAGTCACATACACAGTATCTCTTGCGTCTACTTTATCTATGTTGTACCACAGACGCTCTTCGCCTTCATTCTTTAGTGTAATATATCTTATCGCTTTTTCTTGCGCTTTTTCTTCGATGATCCTGCCTTGAACGCCAATAAGGTTGCCGCTTTCGTCATAGAACGGTATGACGAGCCTACCTTCCTTAGATCCTTCTCTATCGAAAGCAGACATGATTCTACTGAAATCACTGCAGTAATAAAAATTGCAATACTTTTCTTTTGGAATTTTTCTAGATTGAACATATTTTATCGCTGGATGATCTGCATTGAGTACGTCAAGCCTTGTTCCGAGATCACAGAACATTGGCTGTTTCTTTTCATTCTTCTTTGTAACCAACGGTTCTGGATTTTTGTCTTTAAAGTTTTCGAATGCATATTCTTTACAGAGTGATGGGCTGATACTTTCAAGTACAGAATATAAACTACAAGCAACACCGCAGTTGTGACATTTATAAACATAATTTCCTTTGTTTTCAAAAAAGAAGCCTCTCGTCTTTGTCTTGTTCTTTAGTGAGTCTCCACACTTAAAACAACGACACGTAGCAAGGTTCTCTTTCTTCCACTTGAACTTCTCAAGTGAGCCAGATATCATATTCACATACTTCTTATCAATATATATACTCATTTTGCAGCATCTTCAAAAGTCCAGTTAACTGCCTTGTTCTTCTTCTTGCCAAAATTAGAATCAAATGCTAAGGGGTCAGATCCTGATCCGAAACCTTCTTCATTTGTATTATTTGCATTAACAAGATTATTATTTGAGTTTTCTACATCATAGAACTTCATCTTGGATTTATTCACACCAATAAGAAATTTACGATTCTTAGTTGTATCATTACCACGGTTCTTTAACTGCTTCACCATGAGTTGACCATTCTGTGCTAACTCTTCTGTCTCAATGAGCGCAATGAAGAAGTCTGTAGTTTGTGGTAGACCAAAACTTTCAGATGTATCTGTCATCTCCATGTCACTACTCTTTGCACCTTCACGGTTGACCTGAGTAGCAGACCATAGTGGTACATTGAACTGCTTGGCAAGACCACGAAGTTCTTCTGCAATACCCTTGACATAGGTGTAACTATTCATACCGTTTCCCATCTTGAATCTTGCACATGAGCAGATGTTTAGATAATCAACAATAATAATGTCAGGCTTGAACTTCTTCTTGATCTTCAGTTCTTCCATTAGATTACGGAAGTGAGTAACATTGGCTGCAGCAGTAGGATATTCTTTAATAATAAGTTTACCACGGCAAGTCTTCTTGAGATTGTTTACCTTGTTCTCATACATAGCAAGAGGCATCTTCTCAAGAACATGAATATCTGTATCTAAAAGATTAGCATCAATACGTTTAGCAATTTCTTCTTCAGACATTTCAAGTGTAATATACAACACATTCAAATTCTGTGTAAGACAGGCTGCTGCATGATGACATAAGAATGCACTCTTACCAACACCCGATGCTGCCATGACAACATTGAGAGTCTTCTTGCGAACTCCACCACCGGTGATGAGATTAAACATCTCAAGATCAAATGGTACTCGTTCTTCGACACGATGGTAATACTCATAGCGTTCATCTACATCTTCAAAGAAGTCGTGTCCTACACGAGTATCAAAGGACACAGAAAGAGCCTTAGACATGATCTCAGGAATTGCATTCTGAGTCTGCTCCTTATCCTTACCTTCAATGATACCGATGGATGCCATGATACCATTGTAGATGGCTTTCTCTTTGCAGAACTTTTCAGTATGTTCTACTAGCCATTCCGTATCAGACTTCTCACCTTCCTTGTACATCTCATCAGAGATGGCAACACATTTCTTGAATTCACTATCGGCAAGAGTCTTATCATCTCCTAGTGAAATCAGTACAGCATCCTTGGTAGGAATGTTATTGTATTTAAGAAGAAACTTACTGACAATATTAAAGACTGTTCGTTCAGCTTTATCTTGAAAGTATTCTTCTTGAAGGAACGGGACAACTTTGCGACTATAGTCCTCATTGAGAACTAAGTTCTTTAGAATAACTGTTTCCATGATTTTATTATATCACCGAGTTAGGCGTTGTCAACATGATCTTCATGAACATCTGCTTCAAGATCTTTATCGTCATCACTTTCAACTTGTGACTCTACGATCTTAACAAATATTTCACCAGCCGCTTGAGTAAACTCTTTATTTGCTTGATCAAATCCTTCAGGAAATTTAATCATTTCAATTTCCATAGTAACATTTAATCCACCAGTATCATCTTCTTTAAAATCAATTTTACCATATCGATAAACGATACCAGCAAATTGACCTGCTGTAATTTCAATAGGACAAGTTTGTGTACTGTCTACTGATGCTTCAGGAATAAATCTATATTCAACTGCCTTGTCCATACTTAAATCCTTTTTGAATTTCTATATCCAACTTGTCAAGAATATCTTTTGTAAAATACTTTTCAGGATCTTCATCTATATTTTTCTCAAATGCTTTTGTACCATCTGGAAGTTCTACTCGTGTCGAAACCTTCTTGAATATATTATACTCAATTGCTAGGTCTGTCAAGCCATAATATCTGCTTAATCCAGAAGTATAATTAAGCCGTGTCTGAACATGCATGTTTTCTTTTACAAAACGATTCTTGTAATTGGTGCACTTAATAAAGTTACCAACGATACCTTCATCGGTCTTATCCTTGCTCTTCGATAACATAATGATGTTACTTGCAGCATACTTGATACCTACACCACCACCAAGATCCTTGGTAGGAACATACGAACCAATAACTTGATAGGTATGGTTTGTAAGAAGAAGTGGTATCTTTGCCTTACCAAGTTTCAATGTAAGAACACGGAATGTAGCCTTAGTAAGTTGTGCCTTGGTCATATCACGCACATCCTTACCTTCAGCC